GTAATTGATCTAATTATTGAAGATATTCAGAAGCGTGTTGGGCAAATCCAAGACGATTTGGGTTCCGGTGTAGCTAAAGATTACGCTGAATACAGGTATATCTGTGGCACTTTGAACGGGATGTTGGCGGTAAAACGCTATGTGGATGATATTAAAACCAACTTGGAGAATGATTAATGAGTGATGAGCAACAGGCAACACAATTGCCTAACCCCACAGGCTACAAAATCCTGTGCGCTATTCCCGACATCGAAGCAAAGTTCGATAGCGGCATCCTTAAGGCGGAAAAGACGATTAAGGACGAGGAATTGATGACTACGGTGCTTTTCGTGGTCAAGATGGGGCCGGATTGCTATTCCGACGCCTCACGGTTCCCGACTGGCCCTTACTGCAAAGAAGGGGACTTTATCCTTGTTCGCCCGCACGCGGGTTCGCGAGTTCACATCCACGGGAAATCTTTCCGGCTCATCAACGACGATAGCGTCGAGGGTGTAGTGGAAGACCCGCGTGGCATTCACCGAGGCTAGGAGATAACACATGGCAACTGACAAGAACGTGGCCGAATTGGAAGACGATTTTGAAATTGAAGTTGAAGACGATACGCCGGAAGAAGATCGGGGCAGGGAGCCGATGCCGGAAGATATTGTCAAGAGCCTTGACGAAGACGACGAACTAGAGAATTTCTCCAAAGAAAAAGCAAAGCAACTGAAAAAAGTTTGGCACGACGAGCGCCGTGCTAAAGAAGCGGCATTGCGAGAACGCGAAGAGGCGGTGGGGCTGCTTCGACGTTTTGCTGAAGAAAATAAGACGCTTAAAAAAAGCTTACATAACGGCGAACAAGCGTATGTAGGCACGGCTAAAGTCGCATTTGAACGTGAGTTAGACGCCGCTAAAAAAGAGTTTAAAGATGCATATGATAGCGGCGACTCAGACCGCCTAACTGAAGCACAAGAAAAACTTTTTGAAGCTAAGCTAAAACTTAAACAAGTAGAAAATTATCGTCCGCAGTACCAAGAAGACGCTGGACAATTTGAAGAAAATGTAGTAAATACCTCCAGCAACGATGGATGGTCTGTAACCCCTGTCGAAGAAAACACGGCTCCTCAACCAGACCCTAAAGCGGCTGCGTGGCAAAAACGTAACCCTTGGTTTGGTGAAAATCGTGTGATGACTAGCATGGCTTTTGGATTGCACGAAGACTTGGTAGGTGAAGGCGTAGACCCGACCTCTGATGCTTATTACGCACGCATTGACAAAGAGATGCGGCGTAGATTCCCAGAGAGTTTTGAGGGCAATGATCGGAAGAGACCCGGAACAGTGGTAGCTTCTGCAAAGCGTTCTACGGCTCCTCGCAAAGTTACGTTGACGGCAACTCAGGTTTCTCTAGCTAGAAAACTTGGGCTAACCCCAGAGCAATACGCAAAAGAAATGATTAAATTGAATGGTGATACCAATGGCTGAAAACAGAATTTCTCGTGACATGGACACCCGTGAAGCGTCTTCCCGACCCAAAAGTTGGGCACCGCCTTCGCTGCTTCCTGAAGTTAATCAGGAACCGGGATACTCCTACCGCTGGATTCGCGTTAGCACCTTGGGTACTCCAGACGTAAACAACGTCTCGTCCAAATTACGAGAAGGTTGGGAACCCGTGAAAGCTTCGGAACATCCTGAGGCATTTACAATGACCGATCCAAATAGTCGGTTTAAGGACTCTATTGAGTCCGGTGGTCTTATCTTGTGTAAGACCCCTTCTGAGTTTGTCGAACAACGCAACGCTCATTATCGGAAACTCACCGAAGATAATGCGGCGTCTGTGGATAACAACTTCATGCGGGAAAATGACCCCCGTATGCCGGTGTTTAAGGACAAGAAAACTCAAGTTACTTTTGGCAAAGGTCTTGTTAAATAATTTAGGAATTTAGGAGCTAAACATGGCTTATCCTACTGTCTCAGCCCCTTACGGGCTAAAACCGATCAATTTGATCGGTGGTCAGGTTTTTGCGGGGTCAACCCGCATGATCCCGATCGCTACCGGCTATAACACCGGCATTTTCAACGGTGACATCGTTCAGTTGACCGCGACTGGCACGGTGATTATTTCGTCGCTTGCTATCGGCACCACTTCGCAGGCCGCGCAGACTGTCGTTCCCGGCACTACTGGCGTGTTCCTTGGTTGCGAATACTCGCCGCCGAGCGGCCCGCTCTTTGGTAAGCAGCGTGCCCAGTATTGGCCTGCTGGTACTCTGGCGCAGGACGCTGTTGCGTATGTTGCGGATGACCCGGATGCGATCTTTAAGACCGCCGTCCTGTCGATGCCCGCCGCTGCCACCAACACTGCTACCGCGCTTTCCACCATTGGTTACATGTCCGAAGCGTTTGTCGGCACCAACGCCTATTATGTGGGCGCGAATGTGGGCAGCACTTCGACGGGTAACTCCACTGGCGGTATCGTCGGTAACACCGCTGGCGCGAGCAATGGCGCGGGTAACGTCCGTAAGGACAACTCGACTGCCGCCGCGATGCGTATTGTGGGCATTGTGCCGGAAACTGCGGTTACCGTGACGACTGCGCTTACTGCCGCTGCGTCTTCGACCTCGTTGACGGTTGCTTCTACCACGGGTGTTTACCCCGGTATGCAAGTGGTCATCCCGGCTTACACGGCTGGCGCTGGCGGTTCGGGTTTCAATACCTATGTGACTGCGGTTACTAGCGCCACGGCGGTGACGGTTTCGGCCAGCATCACTGCTGCCAGTGGTTCCACTGTTGCGTTCGTTGGGTACCCGGAAATGTTGGTCAAGTTTAACTTTGGCTACCATTCGTACTACAACGCGACCCAGATTGCTTAAGGAGTAATTACAAATGGCAATTTCACGCGCCCAGCTACTTAAAGAACTCCTTCCGGGTCTTAACGCCCTGTTTGGTCTGGAGTACAACCGTTACGGCGAAGAACACAAAGAGATTTACGAAACTGAATCTTCCGAGCGTTCTTTTGAAGAAGAAACCAAGCTGTCGGGCTTCTCGGCTGCTCCGGTGAAGAACGAAGGTCAGGCAATTGCGTATGACAACGCGCAGGAAGCTTGGACTGCTCGTTACAACCACGAAACCATTGCGATGGGTTTTTCGATCACGGAAGAAGCTGTCGAAGATAACCTCTACGACTCGCTGTCCAGCCGCTACACGAAGGCGCTGGCCCGTGCGATGGCTTACACCAAACAGGTGAAAGCTGCCAACGTGCTGAATCAGGGCTTCAACGGCGCGGTCACCTACGGTGACGGCCAGCCGCTCTTCAGCACCGCGCACCCGCTGGTTTCCGGTGGCACCAACAGCAACACGCCTAGCACTGCTGCTGACCTTAACGAAACGTCGCTTGAAGCCGCAGTCATTCAGATTGCTGCTTGGACTGACGAACGTGGTCTGCTTATCGCTGCGAAGCCGAAGAAGCTGATTGTTCCGCCGTCCCTGATGTTCGTCGCGACCCGCCTGCTCGAAACCGAGCTGCGTGTTGGCACCAATGACAACGACATCAACGCGCTGAAGAACAATGGTTCGATCCCCGGCGGCTACACGGTTAACCACTGGTTGACCGACGCCAATGGCTGGTATCTGACCACCGACGTTCCGAATGGTCTCAAGCACTTCGTGCGTACCCCGATGTCTACCGGAATGGATGGAGACTTCGACACTGGTAACGTGCGTTACAAGGCCCGCGAGCGTTATTCGTTCGGCGTGTCTGACCCGCTTGGCATCTTCGGTTCTCCCGGCGCTGCCTAAAAACCAATTAACTTGGTTTGAGGAAAGGGGCCAATGGCCCCTTTTCTTTTGGTTTTTTCTGTGTTATATGGAATCTTAATCCGGGGCTTCCCGGTGTAACCAACAGCCGCCCCGGCTGACTACATGCAGATGGTTACACTGAACTCGCATGTGAGGACAATTTAATGGCTACTTCTACTACCCTTGCTATTTGGCGCTCAAGCGGTGGCGATCAGACCAAGACCGCGTATGCCGGTCAGATGCTGATGTCTGCGACGTTCTATTTCAGCCCAATTTCCGCCGCTGGCACCGCTGTTCAGAAATCTTCGACCGATACTTCGCGAGTTATTCTGCCGCAGAACGCTATTGTTTTGGCGATTTTTGCCAACGCGACCACGACCGGCGGCACTTCCCCGACGTTCAACATTGGTTTCACGGGGAACACCACGGGTACTGCGTCGAACAGTGGTCTTATCCTTAACCAGTCTGCTGCCACTGCCAAGCTGGCGCTTAACTGGGCTTCTGCTTCTACTGGTACTTCGATGGGCGCGGTCGCTTCTTCGTCCGAGCTTGTGTACATCACGGGCGGTACGGGTACGGGTACGGCTGGCAGCGCGAGCACGGTTTCTGGCTATATCCAGTACATCGTGTCTGACAACGGTGCGTTCACGGCTTAATTAGGAGCAAGCCAATATGGCTGTTCAGACAGACGTAAAATCCGTCCATTTCAACACGACTACTACGGCTACTACCAGTGTGGTGTTTAATGGGCGGTCGCGCTTAAAAGGCGTTGTGGTGGTGGGTATTGCGAGCCAGACGGGTAGCGTCAAAATCCGTAACAACGGAGCTACGGGCGATATTGTGTGCGAAATCGACGTACCGTCGAACACCAACGTCAACTCGTTCTATGTCTCTATCCCCGGCGAAGGGATTTTGTGCGATACCAATATGTACGTCACGTTGACTCAAATTGGTGGATGTACCATTTTTCATGGCTAAATCACCCGCTTGGACTCGCAAAGAAGGTAAGAATCCCAAAGGCGGTTTGAACGCCAAGGGCCGTGCCTCCTACAACAAAGCAAACCCCGGAAAGCCGGGGTTGAAGGCTCCCCAACCCGAAGGTGGCTCGCGTAGGGATTCATTCTGTGCGCGAATGTCTGGAATGAAAAAGAAGCTGACGAGTAAGAAAACCGCCAGCGATCCCAACAGCAGAATCAACAAAAGCCTGCGGGCATGGAATTGCTAATGAAAAATAGCAAAGTTGGCACCGTCATGCACGAATTTAAAGTTGGTAAGTTGAAGTCCAGCAGTGGGCAAAAGGTCACTAATCGTAAACAGGCGGTTGCTATCGCCATGAGTGAGGCGGGTAAGAAAATGAAAAAGTATGTTAGAGGCGGCGATATTCCTGATGGGGATGTGCAGTCCAACCGAAATATCGGTAAGCGGGATCCTTCCCTCAATAAACGCAAGAGCACCGCGCCGTTTACGATGGACGAAATGAAAGGTGGGCTAAGCACGGAAGAGCTTAATAAGAAATCTCGCCCTTTTGACAAAGCTAAAGAAGGTAAGTATGCCGCTGGTGGCAGAGTGAAGAAGATGGCGTTTGGCGGGCAGACTTCGGCTCCGCGTCCCACCAATCCGTTTACCAATCCACAACAATACGCCGCAGAGCAAGCTGCGATGAAGCCCAGCGTTGTCAAGGGCAATAAGCTTCCTTACGAAGCCGTTATGCAGAAAATTTCCCCTGCGGGCGGTAAGCCTCCTTACGCTGGCCCGCGCCCCGGCATGTATGGCGCACCTAAGGGAGGAAGTGAAGTTAGCCCCGGTATTATGCAGGGCATAGAAAAAAGAGCTATTGACAAAATTAGTACGCCGCGTCCGACTACTTCCGCGCCAACTACATATAAATATGTAAATGGGAAAGCTGTTCCTGTGGGCATGAAGCGCGGTGGCAAAGTGAAGAAGATGGCGTTTGGCGGGCAGACTTCGGCTTCGCCGCGTCCGACTACTTCCGCGCCAACTACTTCGACTACTTCCGCGCCGCCGCGTCCGCCCGTTGTAGCTCCGCCATCGCCACCGCCAAAATACATGACGGTTGGGGGTAAACAATACTTAGTAGGTGTTGATGGTAAACCCCGTCAAGACCCGCGGCGTCCCCAAGATTATTATGAACCGATGATAGCTCCTGTGACGCCAAAGATTCCGCCGCGCCCGCCCGTTGTAGCTCCGCCAGCTTCAGCCCCAACTACTCCTGTGGGCATGAAGCGCGGTGGTAAGGTTGGCGAATCCAAGAAAATGGTGAAGAAGGAAGTCGAATTCTTCAAAAAGAAGAAAGCGCCTAAAGCCATGATCAAACATGAGATGGGTGAAGCCAAAGGCATGAAACGCGGTGGTGGCAAAGTGATGAAGTTTGCCAAGGGCGGTTCCATCGACGGTTGCGCTCTGCATGGTAAAACGAAGCTCCCCCGAGGCTACTAATGAAAAAGCGTACTAAGCGGTTCGATGATGGCGGGATGGCGTCCTCTGGGCCGCAGTACGCTTTTACTCAAGCTCGTGGCTCCATGCCCACCGAAAGAACTTCTATCTTCCAAGCTACCCCGGACACTGGGACGGGGATTGGAGGCGTGGCAAGCCTTGGACAGCAGCAAATGCAGCAAGAACCGCCCATGCAGCAGATGCGTCGCGGCGGTAAAGTAAAAACCAAAGCCTACGCGGCTGGTGGCGCTGTGAAGAAAACTCGCGGTGATGGCGCTGTGAAGAAAACTCGCGGTGATGGCTGCTGTCAGAAAGGCAAGACCCGAGGCGCGATGCGATGAGAGTTTCACGCGGCATGGGAGCAGTCAGCAAAGCTAAGATCCGAGCGATTAAAAAGCGCGACGGTAACGAGCCTGTGATGCTTTACAAAGCCGGAGGCCGCGTGAAGAAGTTTGATAAAGGCGGCGAATCAAGATTAAAAATTAATGCAGGTGGAGGTAGATCTAAACGTAAAGGTTTGGATTTAACTTCCGCAGGGGGCAGCGCGTCTTACGATATACCCCTTTCTGAAAATCTTAGTTTGACCCCGTATTTAGAAGGGTTTCTTGCTAAAGGAAAATATACTACCCCCGAAGGGTCTGGGGATATTGACCAAGGCGGAATTACCGGCGGCGGGGTGAATTTGAATTATAGATTCAAAAAAGGTGGTAAGACAGGTTTGTACGCCAACATCCATGCGAAGCAGGCCCGCATTGCGGCGGGTAGCAAGGAGAAGATGCGTAAGCCCAACTCCCCCGGTGCGCCGACTGATATGGCATTTATGCAGTCTGCCAAGACCGCAAAGAAGAGTAAGAAGTAATGGTTACCTCCGCATCCCCTCCGACTTTTAACCTTAACCTCAACGAACTGATCGAAGAGGCGTTTGAGCGGGCGGGCGCGGAGTTGAGAACTGGTTATGAATTTCGGACGGCCCGGCGCAGTTTGAATCTCATGTTCGCTGAGTGGGCAAATCGCGGCATTAACCTCTGGACGGTCGATTCGGACACGGTAAGTTTGGTAGCGGGTCAAGCGACCTAT